ACCATTGTCAACTTTCTGGGCTATCTGACTAGCTGTCTGAACTTTGTAGCTAGCATATTCCGAGTTAGCAACTTTGGTGGCCAGTCCATTTTCTAGGTCAGCAATCGTTAGCTTGGAACCGTCTTTTAAGTCTGTTACTGCTTGACTAGTTACTTTGCCATTATCTATCGCTGTAGTTGCTTGGCTAAAGGCATTATCAGCCGTGCTTTGAGCCTTAGCAGTAGCTGTAGAGTTGTTTTGTATCCCAGCGCTGGCTTGACTACCAACTGCTTGAGCTTGGCTAAACGCATTATCAGCTGTGCTTTGAGCTTTAGCAGTAGCTGTAGATTGTACAGCTATCTCTGAATTAGCATAGTTGTAATTACTATCAGCGTCAGCTTTAGCAGCATTTGCCATTGACTGTGCAATTAAAGCAGCACTATCAGCACTTCCTGCCTGACTAGCAGCATTATCAGCTGTAACTTGCGCAGTTTGCCCAACTAATGTTGACTGGGTCACGTTCACTTCCACCGTTCGACTTTTTGTCATTAGTTCGCCTCCTCTCAATCATTGTCATTTGAATCGTCGTCGGATCCATCACTTGCAGTCATCGGTGTCCGGCTTGTTACACTAACCTGATAGAAGTATTCCGTTTTAGGGATCGTGTTTACGCCAACAGTCGAAGTTAGAAAATTCATGAGAACTTTAGTCCCATTCACGGTAGCAAAAGCTAATCCTTCTGGCTCGATATAGCCCGATAGCCCTAGTTTATCTGTGAAGTCATAAATGTAATTGAAGCATTCGCCCTCGTGAATCAGGTTAATGGCATACATCTGACAGGTGTCCCCATCGTTTTGATTTCCCGATTGAAAATATACATACGGGAAGTCCAACAATTGGCCTTGATAAATCTGAGTATCAATGTCATAGCCATAGTCCGTTAAAGCTATTTGATAGAGAACGTTGTAAACGCCGTTTCTGACGTCACTACCTTTTAACACATAGTAGTTTAAGCTGGTGTCAGTCAAGCCAAAGTAGTCATTAGTCGCATCATAATTAACCCGAATATAATGGTCAAAGCTTAATAAATGAGTCACACCATTAGTGTCTAAAGTCTTACCAGCCGTAAAAGGAATCTTAACGAGATCGTATCCAGTAGTTGTCTTCAATGGAGCAAAAATGTAAATTTTGCTATTCTCGATGGTTACGCCAAAGGACGTCCCATGCCCGCCATTAGTAACGCTCATTTTAGAGACGTATTTTAAATTAGCGTCCCTTAACGTATACGTACAATCGGCTTGACTCGTCATCCAGCGACCATCACTTAATTGTTCAGCATGTTGCATGACTCTATTGACGTCATTATCATAAGCATTAAATGAGCCAAATTTTATCCAAGTAGCATCATTGATACTGATTTCAGGGTTGTCAGTGATGTAATCCCCATCAATCTGGGCACGGATATTACCTGTAGTTCCGGCTAATACGTTATTTAAGTACCCAGTTTTGGCATAGGATGTATCAACGTTACCGTTATCGTCAGTTCGACCCCAAACAAAACCTAATGAATCAACATAAGCACTGATATTCTCGTTCCCCTCGTGAGCCGTTAAAATAAGCCGTTTGGAAGTTTCACCGGTTGCAAAGTCTAAACCATCTGGATGAAGGATTGTCGGTACAATCGTACTAGCATCACTTTTAGCCTTAGAGACGGCATCATCGAGAGCACTGGTTAATCCTTCTAGCCATGCTGGGGTGGCAACTTGAACCGTGGTATACTCACCAAAGCCAACCGTGTTGCCATATGGGTTAGCAAAGCTGATTGTCCGTTGAATAACGCGACCACTGGCGTCTAATACCGGTTTAATTAGCTCATCTTTAAATCTAATCGTGGCACCTAATGGTGGGTTGAAAGTCGGCGTTACAGCAACCTCGTAATATGTTCTAGGGTGGTTGTATAACTCAAGCATTTCTTGCGCCCAAGCCTTTAACCCAGAGGCATCATTGATACTGTTTGCAGTTACTACGGCCTCATAATAAAGCCCAGCTTGCCAACCCGGGTTATATTTCTGGTTAGCGTCATCATCAACAATGTAAGGCTTACCATCGTTAACGGCGGCAATCGTACTACCACTAGCCCCGTATGGAATTAATTTAGTCACGGGTGTTGATACCGTTGTCCGTTTAATACTAGTCATATTCTTACCGAATACCGCCTCGTTATAGACCACATCATTGTTCAGCTTGTCAGTAATGACACACACCTTTTTCGTGATGTTCCCTTGTGAGTCAATCTCAACATAAGGGTCAATTTCAACGTTATAAGTCTGTATTAGCGTCTGTACTAATGTACTAGCTTTCGTTTTACCATCAATGGTAATTGTTGGGGTCATCACATTAGTCGTCTGATAGTCTAGCGTCCAACCAGTCGCATTAAAACACTCGTTAAAGGCCGTCTGAATCGTGCTTGCACTAGCTGTAGTAGCAATAGGATAATGATGAGCTAAACTGTACAAGCATAAATTGGTGAAGTTAGCCGTTGTGACATGTTTAACAGCGGCACTAGAAGCGTTGTCAGTTGAGTAAATGTACATGACATACCAATGGCCTGAAAGCTCATCGTAATAGGCGAGATTATTACCAGCCACCACTTTATCTGAATCAGGCTGGCCTTGAAGCACATCTAAAGAGCCTTGATGGTCGAACTTTTTAGATTGGGCATTTAGATTAATTGTGCCGTTAAAGTTGTCATTTGTTCCCACACTAACATCGTCATCGTATGACGTGCTAGTTGTATCTGAATCAGCTAGTTGAATCTTGACGCTGTCATTAGAGAACTTAGTGGCTCCATCAACGGTCAGAGTGCCAATCCGCTTTAAATTAGGGTCTAGAATTAAATACTGGTTATTTAAAGCCATTTGTTAACCTCCTTATTTAGTTATGTAAAAAGGCCACCCAATTGGGAAGCCTTTAAAGTGTTGCTATAGTAATCTGGGTAAATACTTGAGAACGATGGTTGCATCATCTAAGTCCCCAGTCATGGTTAAGCTATTAACCCCTGGACTAAGCTTAGGATAATCCGTTGACCAGACAGGACTGACCAGCTTACCACCGATGGTTGTGCTTTCATCTTCACAGTTCAGCACAATCTCTTGACCGGCATTAGCAATGTAGGTTGGTGTATTCGCTGGCACCGAATTAACTTGCCAAATTTTTAACCCAGTAATGGACAAAAACGGATTAATATAGGCCACCTTTTCGACATCTTCGGTAATGGGCTTTTTTAACATAACACTACCAATCCCTCCTAGGGCGGTGTCGTACTTTTTACCCGTATCTACATATGTGCCATGAACAATTAAATACTTGCTAGCGTCCGTATACGGCTGACCCGTAGACGTATTGTATTGTGTGATTGACCATGTATAGGTTTGCCCTACTTTAGTCATATCAAGCACTATCCAAGCACTTGAGAGTGCGTCAGTTTCTTTTTTATTAACAACCGTAGTGTATTTGTTAACAGTCTCCTTGACAGATTTAGTTGTGGTTTTACCTGATTTAGACTTACTTGTTTTTTTAACAGTCTTAGTCGTTGTGCCTGTCTTAATTTTTATTTTAGCATCTTTTTTATTTGTGAATGCCTTAGATGGGCCATACCCATAGTAAATATCTTTGTGAATACCATCCCCAGTATCAAAGCTACCACCAGGTTCAGTTAATTGCAGGTACGCTTTAGGACGGGCGCCACTACCATGGTCAACAATCCCAAACCTGCCAATCGTTTCTCCGTTAGTGTCTAGCAGTAAAACAGCAACTTGACCAATTGCCCGCCCGTTATGAGTACCACTATACTTAATGTGATGGACACCTGTCCGTATTCGCCAATCAGTTAAGCTATTAGTCATACCCGTATAGCGATAAGCTGGACCGTACCACTTATTATCAGTCGTAGTAGGCATTGTCCCATAATTCTTTTTGCCAGAGTTTAAAGCAACCATCATAACGCCAGTTTCGGTTTTTATTTGACTTGCTCCTTGATAAGTGTAAGAACCATTAATCTTCATAGAAGAGACAGCTGTAGCATTGTTAGACCACATCGCCATACTGCCCATTGGGTCATCAACAGCCTTTACATAAGGCTGCACCGCAGTATCTTGGTCAGCCGGGTCTTCTGGCCCAACACCATATAATCCCCCGTTAAGACTGAATCCAATGTATTTTAAATCCCGCTTGGGCACGACTTGAATAACCGGCTCTGTTCTAGCCGTGCCATCAACAGTGATTGTATTTAGCCCATTCTTTAAGGGTGTTTCAACCTGTGGTAAGGTTGCCCGTGGGTCAGACTGCACAAAGGTAATGGTTAGTGTCATGTCATACATACCCACGTTAATCGGGGCCGGATCACTAATCGCGGTAATATGCCCCCAATAGGTCACTTTAGGTTCAAAGCCAAATACTAGTGGGTATTCTTTACCATTATCGCTAGGATCATCACTTAACAACAACCCGCTTAAATTGTGCATTATCTGATTAAAGGCATCTTGATTATCAGCACAGTAGATGGATACCGGTATACTAATCGTCCGACTAGTAAAGTCAGTGCCATTAAATTGGTTACCATACATGGCTGGTATATCAGTCACCTGTTCAGCCATGGCCGGTGCACTAGGCAATACCACGTTACCCATCTCGACCTGCAAGTCGTCCCGGCTATTTAAACCGGCATATTCAAAATCATCTTGTTTTAGGGTCACGATTTAACCTCCTTTTAAGTTTAGCTATGTAAAAAGGGCGCCCATTTAAGGACAACCCTTTGATTAATGACTTTAATAGCCCATCATTTGTGAATACTGTGACGTAGTTTTATTATCCGATTTAACGGCATTAACCACGTCAGCTTTAGCAATGACTGCTTGAACATTACCTTGGCCTGATACTAAAGCCGTCAATAATGCAATGACTTTATCAAGCTTCTCACTACTTTCACTGCTATTAGACGCAATCTGGCTACCATTGTTGCCATTTACCACTTGGTTAGCCTGTGCAATTAGCTGGTTAGCCCGTGATTTATTTGTCAATGGCAACACCATTTCAGGCTTGTTATGCTCGGCGACTTCAATCAACTGGTTAGTGTTGATAATGCCACCATTTTCAAACCGCTTATGACCTTGTGGGCCACTATGAAGCCAGTCGTACTTAGCATGACCCCAAATTGAGGTATTACCAGTCGCATGCAAGTAATCAGAGTTGTTCAAGAATGCCAGCACTTGGTCAAAACTAGACCTGAAATTGTGATGACCCGGAAAGGCAAACGCATCAAAGGTTGTCTTGGTAAACTGCAATGGACCACCGGCTGGGTTACCATTAGCAGAGTTGACATCTGAGATAGTTTGCATGATATTTCGGTTACCAGTTTCGCTGTCAGCAGTCTTGATAATGGCTGATTGCATCTTAGACCAATACTCACGTGGCACTTTAGTCATTTTCAAGGCTTTGTTAATCATGCTATGAGTGATAGCGCCACCCTCAATGGATCCACCACCATCATCGCCAAACATGTCAGCTAGCTTACTAATAAATGACCAAAAGCCACTACCAACCTGCTTTTTAATGATACCTAACAGGCCACTAGATTTAGAAGCGCCACTGTCTAGGCTGTCACTAACGCCACCCCATAGGGTTGACCACCATGTCTTAGCTTGCTTCTCAACGCCATTAAACAGGCCGTGACCAATGTTACTCATGACACCTGAGATGCCCTTAGAAGACCAGCTAAATAGGTTTTTAAGTGACTTAATCGGGTGAGCAATGATATTTTCAGCGGTCTTAAAGAACTTTTCTAGTCCCTTACCCTTTTTACCAACCCAGCTAGTCACGCCTGAGATACCATTAGTAACACTGTTTAAAATGTCACCAAATATTCCAGTACCTTTAGCATACTTAGTCACGCCTTGCATTGCCATTACCATAGCTGTCTCACTAGCGCTTAACACTTCTGATCCAGCGGGTAACAGCATTTTAGTGTTACGTCCTTGAACAATGCCTGAGTCACCGTTAGGCAGCATGACCATTTCTTTATTGCCAGTTTGTGGGCTATCACTACCATCATTGAGCATAGCCATAGTAGGCTTGGTAATTGGATTCCGTGCCCCGCTAAACATACCAGTACCTTCGGAAAAATGAACATGATGCAAGTCAGCAATAGTCTTCTTCTTCTTGCCACCAAAGGTATGAATAACAGCATCAACCGCATTGATACCACCATTGATAAGGTTGATAACATCGTTCATTCCATCTCTAGCAAACTTCTTTAGGTCTTTCCATAGGCCTTTAAATATGTTACGAACGCCGGTGCCTAAACTAGACCAGCCACCCTTAAATGACTTTTTGAATTTTGATAGCCAGTGACCCATGGATTTACCAAATACTCTAGTATGGCTCAGGTCTTTATTCCAGTAGCTATGCAAGTTAGACCGCATCTTGTTCCAATGCCTGTTCCAACTATGTGAAAAGCTCTTTTTCCAGCCAACCCACTTAGTGCCCATGCTAGAGAAGAATGACTTAGTATGTTTGTAAGAGCTGTTCCATGCACTATGCAACTTACTAGTCATAGCATTCCAGTGTCTTGACCAGCTCTTTTTAAAACTCTTCTTCCAGCCGTTCCACTTCTTACCGATACTACTAAAGAACTCTCTAGTATGCTTATATGACCTATTCCATTCACTATGCAACTTACTAGTCATAGCATTCCAGTGTTTGTTCCAGCTCTTTTTAAAGCCAGATTTAAATTTGTCAAATTTCTTTCTAATGTTTTTAACAGTGTGTCCAACTGTTTTAACAGCCTTAGAGCCCCATTTTAGCAAGCCTTTGCCAAAGTTAACTATAGATTTAAAGGTCTTATTGACCCATTCTCTGAACGATTTAATGTGCTTATAGGCTTCATAAAAGGCTGCACCTAGGGCGACCACAGCAGTTAAAACCAGGCCAATTGGGTTGGCTAGTAACAGTCTGCCTAATGATAGGAACGATTTACCTAGTGTTTTAATTCCAGCACCTAGTACACTGAATGCCTTAGAAGCACCCTTATAAGCAATCTTAGCCGTCCATGATAATCCCTTACCAATTAGTTTACTAGTTCCTTTAGTAGCTTTCCATAATAGGCCGACTGATTTAGACGCACCCTTCCAAGCGACCTTAGCTGTCCACTTCAAGCCCTTACCAATCTTGCCACCGACTGATTTAGTGTGTGTCCACAAAGCACTAATTCCACTCTTAGCTTTAGCAGTGGTTACCCTAGCAGCCATCTTTAACCAGCGACCCATTCCAGCCCCTGAACGCTTGACAAAACTTGCAAACTTGGTTAGCTCTCGTTTACCCTCAGCTCCATCAACCTTTGGTTTGAACACAATCCGGCTAAGCTTACCACCTAGTCCCTTTGCCAAGTCTAATCCACTGAAGGCTAGTTTTAAGGCTGCTATGCCTTTACTTGCAACATATGCACTAGAAGCCAAACCAGCGAATACTTTAGGGTGTTTCTCAGCAAACTTACCGACAATCTTCAATATTGGTTCAATATCCTTGAGGGACTGTACAAACACGTTAAAGGATGTCTTAGAAGCGGTCTTCATTGAACTGAAGAATGATTTAATATCTTTTTTATGGGCAATGATATTAGACCCTAATTTATCAATGCCTTTAGCAACATTGGCGAGCATCTTATCAAGGGCACTAGTGACGTTGATATTTTTACCACCAAAGGCTTTAGTAATCAGCTTCATTTGAAGTGCTACGGCATTACCAACATCTTTAAATTCGGCATCGGTGTCTTTATCAGATACCCATTTTGAAACAGCCTTATAAATTGGACTCTTAGCATTTAAGATGGGCTTTTCAATATCGCCAATTAATGCTGGAACACGAGCTTTAATCGTTCGTTCCATTCCGACCATTGTTTGAAGCATATTGTCGGCGGCTTTATCATATTTCCCAGATCCCAATGAATTAAATGTCTTTTCAATATCCGTTGCCGATATTTTACCTGCTTTAGCCATGGCTGTTAAATCAGCAACTGTAACCTTTTTACCGTGGCTAACTTGAGTTTCGTATTTAGCCAACTGTTCACGAAACATCGGAAAATATTGACTAATCTGATTTAGCATACCAGCATTGGCTTTACCACGTGATAAACCATTGACCATATCTTGGGTCACCGCCTGAATTTGTTGGCTATTTAAGCCAACGGCATCGGACATGTTTAACATTGATTTGGTTAGTTGGTCTGATTCAGTTTTGCTAGAATGCAAGTGATAAAACCCTTGTTCCAGTTCATTAACAACATCTACAGCTTGACCAGTCTTCACAGATAAATCATTGATAGTGTCGACCATTGCTTTTGACTTAGTGGCCGTACCCGTTAGAGTCGTCCAAGTGGCCGTCATCTTTTGCTGTTCCTTTTCATAGGTCATGCCGGCGCTAATAGCTTCATTTATATGTGACGTGATAGCTGTAAACGCACTAGTAATCCCATTGGCTACTAAATGGGCACCTAGAATCGTACCGAATAAGTGAGATGTCTTCTTAGCTTTGTCATCAATGCTATCAAGCTTAGACCGCACACCGTGCATGAACGCATGTGGCTCTTTTTCCATCGCCTTAACTAGTTCTCTTTGGCTAGTCTTAGCTTTAGCCATGGCTGTTGCGGTCTCATTAACACGCACTTGCTGGCGTTTATAGGCGTCTGAGGTAGCTCCACTAGCCGTCTTAATTCGGTCTAGTTCGCTAGTTTGAGCCTTATATTGAGCCTCCATGTTAGAGTAGGCCTGTTTTAAGCCACCCAATTTAGCTTTGTTAGCTTGGGCTGTCTTACCCTCGGCTTCTAACCGTTCAACATAGGACTTAGACAATGCCGTGCTCTGTTTATAGCCCTTTTGTAGGTCGGCTAAACCTGAATTGTAATACTGTAGCCTATTTTTAGCCCGGTCTAGTTGACCGCTCATACTGTCATATGACCGACTAGCCTTGTTAATCTGATCAGTCAGCTTTAAATATTGCTCTTCACCATCTTTAGTGTTTCTGTTTAGACCTGATTGACGGGACTTTAACTCATCAATCTTAGCCTTTTGAGCCTCCATCGACTTAGCTAGCCCATCTACCCTAGCCGCTGCCGCTTTTTGATACTCACCGGCTGACTTCAATGCCGTCTCTTGGGCTTTCCAACCACTAGTATTGGCTTTAACCTCAGCAGTTAACTGCTTGAGTGATTTAACGGCCTCAGCACTGTCTAGGCCAACCTTACTGGTCATCTCACGGCCGACTACTTTTTTAGCCATTTATTTAACCTCCTTGTTTTAATCTGTCTAGGCACAAGCGCTTATAAGCCATATGTTTGATTAATGGCTTCTAGTGGATCAACCAGTTCAGGTCGGTCTTCCTTCTTACGAGCGTTCAAAGTTGCCATCATACTAAAAAAGGAGCTATCATCAAATTCTTTTGGTGATAACCCCTCGGTTAGTAGTTGTTGCGCTAGCAGGTTAAAGTCCTCCTGCTGGTTTTTCAACTTTAGAACTTCCTTTTTAATCTCACTGTTACGCTTGTGCCGGCTTATTTTGACGACTTAGCATCTTCAATTGCCTTGCGTTGCTTTTGTTCAGACAACTTAATGTCATCGTCTGAGATACCATTTAACCGCATGATTAGGTAACCAACACCTTCGCCAAACCGTTCGATTGAGACGGTATCATTAATCGTTTCCATCTGCTTGTCAGTGTATCCCATTACCAGTTGCACAAAGTCAGCCATTTCTTCCTGTAACTCTAAACCATCTTTCATCGCGTCTAGTTCAGTGATCTCTTTCTCAGTATCCTGCGATTCTAGCATGCCAATTTGAACCTTAGTAGCCAGTTTGATAATGTTGTTAGTTGGTGTTACATCGGCTGTCTTGTTGATTTTGAAATAGTTTTTAGCATTAATTTTCATTTTATTTGTACCCCTTTAATTTAGTTTGTATGTATTAAAAGGCCACCCTTAGTGGGAAGCCTTTAAATGTTACTAGCCTTTAACGGTCGTTGTAGTGGTCGTTGACTTAGTGTAGCCACCGAATACTTCGGCATAAAGCTTGTCCAAATCAAACTTGTCATCATTTGATTTGGCGATCATATAAGGCTGTTGTACCCCATTGGCAGCTAAGAAAATGTTAGGCTTCAATGGCGTTAAGACAGTACCATTTAGGGCTGTTGAGTAGGCAGCTTCATTGTTGGTATCGGTGCTGTTGTTAGATGCTTCTTCAACGAATTCGATATTGTTAAAGCATTCATAAATTGAGATGTCACCGTCCAATGATTGAGATTCGGCAATCATCGCAACGTGTGGCTTAGGCAATTGTCTTACCCATGCACCGGTATTAGCGTTTTGTGTGAACCCCTTTAGCATCTGGTTAATCTTGAAGTCTAAGTCTAAAGCGGTTAAGGCCAAGGTAGGCATAGACTTACCATAAGCCGTCCGCTTGATTTGTCCATTACCCCACCCAGGTGTCCCGGCCGCTTCAATGGTAGACACGTCGATTTTGCTGAAACCTTCACCTTGGTGGTCAGCAACATAAATCCCGTCAGTAGATAGACCTTTGACAGCGTCTTTAATTAAGTCGCCATTATCGTCTAGCAAGGCAAAAGTTGCTTTTACAATGTTGTGTTTTGACATTTATAAATCTCTCCTTTAAAGCATTTCATTTTTAGTTACATAAATTGTTTTAGTTACTTGGTTGGTATCAGGGTCAGTTGTGTGGTGCTGACTAGATACAATTAACCAGCCGGCCTCTTTAAGACTCTTCATTAAAGCTATCTCAGCTTCTAGTGGGTTAAAGTCATCTGCTAGGTCAACCTTATAAAAGATTTGAATCTCAACACCCATGGCTAGGCCTTTAAACGTGTTGTTTGCAAGGTAGGCCGGACTTGAATCGGTCTCTTGCAATAGCATGACTGTACTAGTAGTGTTGTCTAAATCTTCGTTAGGTATCTCATTAAGGTAGACTTTGTCAACCCACGTTAAATTGAGGGCGTTAACTAGGCTGGCTACCTGTGATACTGGTAATAACACTAGTCATCGTCCCCCTTCTTATATTCATCTAGCATGGCGTTAAAGACATCATCTTGTGAGTCGGCTAGGTTCTGGTCAACAAAGTGATCAGCCTTAATACGCTTAGTCCCATCGTTTAAAAACATGGCATTCATATCATGGTACTTATTAGTCCAACCTACAATCGAACTACCATCATGTTCGCCGTCTATATCGTTGCTGTTATAACTTATGTTGTCAGCCATGTGTCCGTACTTCTCGTCTTTATGACTTGAATAGTGTTTCTTTCTCGTGACTTCGGTTAAGTTATCAGCTAACTTCTTAGCACCAGCTTTAGTTATCCGCTCCTGTTCAGTTTCATCAGGGACTAGCTTGTGGACATCTTTAAGCCAGCTTTCTAGTTGGCTGGCCATATCATCGTTTGCCATAGCTAAGCCCCCTTGGTAACCTGTTTGAGCGTCAAATAATCACAAGACAGATAATTACTAGAATCATCCATGCTGTCATTGATGACATCGTAAAGTTTACCTTTATATTGGCATTTAATGCCTTCGTAAACTTTAGGATTATGCCTAATAATGACTACGACTTGCTCTAATTGTTCAGCCGTTAGTTGATACGAATATGCAATCGATCGTGTATAGGGTGCGCAGTATAAACTAAACTGGCTAACAAATGTCTGCTTACTAGTCCCATTAATAGGATTTTGAACAGTTTTAACAGTGCCAATCTGTATACGCTGGTTAAAGTCAACTGGAGTTAACTTATTGATTGCCATTGTCGCTCACCTCATCTTGTTTTTGGTTATACAGGCCACGCAATTGTCCGATAATTGAATCGACAACTAAATCAACTGGATTAACTGTGTTTGAAGTGATTGATGTCCGGTAATACCAGTATGAACCAGCTAAAGCATAAACAGCCGTTTCAAACAAGTCGCTCACACCATCCATCTCATAGAACCCTGAAACGCCATTTTCATCACCGATGGACTGCTTAATGTAGCTAGTAGCTGCAGACAAATAGCCTTTTAGCAGCTCGTCGTCATCATCCCCGTCAATTCGCAAAGATGATTTTAATGTTTTTAAATCGGCTGCCACTTTAATCACATCCTTACTTAGCCGCCCAGATTATAACTGTACTGTGTATTTATTGGCGGCACAGTTGGCTAATTACTTATTAAGCTGTTGTTGGAGTAGAGCTCGCCGCAAAGTTGGCCGTTTGGTCAGCGATTTTGTCAAATGATCCCGCAACCAGTGCTTCGTCATCAACTACTTCTGCGTCGAACCGATCAATCGAACGAATAGCCGTTTGGTTACGATTAAACGCACGTTCAGTTTGTGTTGAAGTTGCAATATTTAATTGTTGCCGATCAAAGATTGTCATGAATTCTTTGAAATTACCAATATAGAATGGATGGCTCACATATTTACCATTTGAATCTAAATTATCAGGCAGCCACGTATCTTCAACCCATACAACTGTCTTCCCATCAAGTTGATATGTTCCACTATCTTGTGTTACGTCCGGTTTAATCAGATAATCTCCCATAGCATTTTTTACCTTGCGTAAAGTTAAGAAGCCTGATTTGTTAGTCAGGATAGTTGCAGAACTCATTAAAGCCGCATCCAATTGGAAGATAGCATCAAACAAATCATCAAATTTAGTAATCGTTGCTTTCTTCTGCGTATTAGGTAATTTTGTCAGGATAGCAGTGTTCCGCGTGACAACGTTCTTGCGTGCAATATGTGTTTGTAGCCAGTTCAGCACGTTTTCAGCAGAATCTGCAAGTAACGAATTTGGCGCATAGAACAAATCTGCATAATCACCAATCTTATAGTCGATTTGCTTTAACGCTGGATAATCTCCTTCTGGAATATCTGTATTTTGATCAGTAATCAGGGTAGCGGGCGTGATTGATCCAAACTTTTCAATATTGCGAGTACCAGTTAATGTTCCGACAGACTCAACATTCACCAAGGGCTGTAAAGAAGCATATTGCCGCATTAATTCATTGATCCGGGTTTGGGCGTCAATTGGAATAGTTAATCCGGCCGCTGAATCATCTGAACCGGAAGAAGTAACCATATCCATATATTGTGATGGATGGCGAAGCATATCTTTAAATGTATCGACAAATTTATGATTTTCATCTTTTGTTTTCACAATATGCACGCTTTTACTGGCAACTTCATTTTCTGCTTTAGCATCTTCTAAGGCAGACTTGGCAAAGTCACGGGCAGTCTTAGCGGCCTTTAAATCGGCAGAAATTTTTTTGATTTCTTCGTCTGAATATTTGCTAGGATCTGCGACAAGCTCAGTTGCCATCTGTTGTTTTTGGTCTTGGATGTCAGCAACTTTGCTACCGGCCTCAATCCAAGCCGTATTTAAATCGTTAATATTTTTATTCATTAGTTGATCTCCTTTTAATTTTCGCCAAACAAAATAGCCAATTTGCTTTTGCGTAATTCCACAAATTGACTATTAGTAGTATTTTCTTTTTTAGACGGCTTAGCTTTATCCTTATCCGCCTTGTAAATTAGATTCATCAGCTTGTTAACTGCAGATTTAGATGGAATATGTGAAATAGCATTCACCGGTTGTAATTGTTGATCATTAGCAAACATAATTTCGTCAGCGAAGCCTTTATCGACGGCATCACTAGCGGTTAACCATGTTTCGTTTGCCATTAGCTGTAGCAAGTCA